TACTTTGTGGTGTTCAAGACCTATAAACAGGCTCATGAAGTTGTCTGGAGGCAGTACGTCCCCCTTATTCCGAAAGAACTAATCTTTAAGAAGAACGAGCAGGACTTACTTATAGAACTCAACTACGTCGAGAACACCCCCATGACCTTACCTGATGGGGAGACAATCATAATTAACCACGACACTACTAAGCCGAGGAGTACAATTCAGCTACTAGGTTCCGACCAAGCCGACTCTCATCGTGGTTTCAGAGCTAACGGAATGATATTTGATGAGTATGCCGACCAGAGTCCCGATAACTGGGATTCAGTCTATAAGCACTTCTTCACCACTACAGATGGCTGGTCTATCTTCATGGGTACGCCTAGAGGCTACAACCACTTCTACGACCTAGTAGAGTACGCCAAGATAAATACCAGAGAAGAACACGAAGAACGCAGAAGCAACGGAGAGCTAATAAAAGAGAAGCCTTGGTTCTACCAAGAAGCCACTTGGCGAGACTCACCTTTTGTTAAGAAGGAGTTTATCGAGCAGGAACGAGCTGAAGCCACTAAAAAAGGCACTCTATCCACATTCTTACAAGAGGTAGAGCTAGAGTTTAGAGCCGTTCAAGGTGCAGTCTACCCCGACTTTGACCGCAAGATACACGTTGTTAAGCCAGGAGAAGTACCTGTAGATGGTCTAACCTACTACGGGGCGATTGACTTTGGTTGGCACACTACTGCTTTCCTACTCTGGGGGGTAGATAAAGACCAGAACTGGTACTTAGTAGATGAGGTCTATGGCAAAGAAGAGACACTAGAGAACCTGATACCTCGAATAAAGAACTGTATTGGGGATAAGCGGGTAGTTCTAATCGTAGCTGACTCAGCTAACCGAGACGCAATCGAAGTGATGAACAAGTCATTCCCTGTAGCGGGGGTCAATAAAGCTAACGATACTAAGGGCTACCAACTAGGTATCTCTCTTATTACTGAGAAGCTAAAACCACGTCAACAGCTTATCGGACTACCTAAACCTACAATGTTTATAGCCAGTAACTGTAAGAACTTTATCTTTGAGCTAGAATCCTACCGTTTCCCAGAGGATAAGAAAGACCGTAACCCGTCTGATGTGCCGATTAAAGAGAACGACCACGGCCCTGATGCCGCACGATACCTGTTCCTTCACCTAAAACACGGTATGCAAAAGGAAGAGAAGTTACCTGAGCCTTGGCTCAAGAAGAACACTAATGAATATAATTTACTTTAAGTGCTATATGGTTATGTGTCCAGTGCCATAGCACAAGACATCAGGTGCTACATAGAGTATAATTCAGGTTAGACACTAAAAAGGAACAAAAAACGTGCAAAAATACGCAAAAACTAACGATAAAGACGACAAAAAGAGCAAATACGAGTGCGAATACAAATCAGAGTACGAATCTGACTGGGAGATTCACCGCCAGTATGTTAATACATTTGACCCACTGGAGGCTATGTTAATCGGGCAGGTTTACGATTCAGTATCTAATTCAGTAGATGGCAGTAAGATAACTGACTCTTACGCTTCTACGCTAGCTAAAGAACGTGCAGACCGAGTAGTAGCCAAATTACCTGATGGCGTTACAGAAGCCGTTGGTAAAGCAGACGTTGGTAAGGCAGCTTTCATGGACATCTTGCGACAGAAGTGGATATACCCTAACGCTAACGCCCAGCACCCTTTCCTAGAAAAACTTAACATGTGGCAACTTTACTCCAGTGTTTACGGGTATATGCCTATGTTTTACGACTGGAACGTAGCACCTAACGGTTACATCGGCCCTGACTGCTGGTTGTGGAACCCTCGTAACCTAGTCCCTCAACAGGGTAGAACCTCTATCACGGACATGGACTATGTTAACGCCCTTACTTGGGTAGGCGAGAAATCTCTAGAAGCAATCTTAGAGAACGAAGCACCCGAAACTCAAGAAGATGGCTGGGACAGAGATGCTCTAGCAGAACTAGTTGAGATGTCTAAAGACCAAACAACTGACTCTGACAGTAACAAAGACACTTTAGTAGAAAGAAACCGAATCTCAGGCGGGACTAAAAAGGGTATCTGTTTAGTCACTAGATACGAAGCTGGCGAAGAGGGCGAGTGGGTTACATTTGCTCCTGACCACAGTTACGTTGAAGTTAGACGAATAAAGAACCCGCATAAGAACGGTAGAATTCCTTTTGTCATAAAATACTCTCAGCCACTATTTGACTCATTCTACGGCCTTGGAGACTTCCAGAGGGCTAAACCATTACAATTCGCTAGGGACGGCCTAACAAACTTCTACTTTGCTTCCCTAAAGCGAAACCTCTCACCAGGTATCATTGTTAACACTAATGGCGTTGTGAAGCATACACTAGATGTGACCGCCCCTAACCCAGTCTTGATGGAGACAATTCCTAACTCTATTCGCCCTATGCCTACAAATACAGCTGGTCTTTCTACTTATCAGGGAGCTATGAGTAATCTAACAGGTTCTCTACTTTCACAGTTCGGCACAGGTAATGCCTCAATCCCAGGAGCAGAAGCACTTAACCCTAGTCAGGGGAAGACACCAGCAGCCGTTAACATGTACTCAGACAAAGAAGCTACTAGGGACGGAGCAGAACGCCTTCACCTAGAACAAGCTATCGAACAGTTGATGGATGGCTTCTTCTCACTAATTGCTAACATTGGCACAGAAGAAATACCAGTTGACCTATTCTACGAAGATATCCAAGACATAGCTAAAGCAGGGCTTGAAGATGTCCTTGGGCTATTCAAAGAGGGTACATTCCAGATGGACGGCACACAGACAGCCGGAACTCTGAAGATAGACCCAGCTTCACTTAAAGGGGTAGAATATCGCTTTAATGTAAACACAGGCTCAACAGCTAAACAGAACGTAGACAAGCAGATGCAGAACTTCCAGATGCTAATGGACAATATTGGTAAGTTCCAGAACATCTTTAAAGACGACCCACGCCTAGATGTCCACCTAGATAAGATGGTACAGGCTCTCGGCTCTCTAATAGATATTCCTAACGCTAATGAGTTCGTAACCTTTGACCAAAGCAAACCAAGCGCAGAAGAGCAACAGATGCAGATGAAGCAACAGGAGATGGAAGCAGCTCAACAGCAACACGACCAACAGATGCAACAGCAAGAAATGCAGATGCAAGTAGATGCAAATAAACCACCAGAACCACAGAACGTAGGTGGTCGGGTGTTCAACGACCCTGAGATTGCAGCAGTAGCTCAGAGTTTTGCACAGTAACTAAATAAGGAGGCAACATGTCAGGGCCAGCTAACATAATAATGGGCGATAATCAACCAATTGATTTACCCCAAGCACAGTTAAGTGATGACCAGTTAAAAGATGAAAGAATGATGGCTAAGTTTAGCAGGACTGCTGAGTTTAAGCGGTTAAAGACCCACTTCGAGGAACGCATCCAACACTACCAACAGTTCTTACCAGGAGAAATCCCAATCGAGGGAGTCTCACAAAAAGAACGTGCCGAGATGTGGATAGCAGCAGACACTATCATCAAAGAGTTCAAGCTAGTTATCTCTACCTACGAATTAGCAGGGGAAGCAGTAAGAGAAGCAGATGGCAAATAAATTATATTCAGATGGCTACTTACAATGGTTCGAGAGGATGGACGTACCCAAACCGTTACACCTAGAGCATGGTGTTAACACTGAAGATATAGGCAAGAACCTAAAACGCCTCAATACTACTAACTGGAAGCTAGAGGGCAACGTGCTAACAGCTGAAACCGAGATGGGTAAGCTGACCCAGAAAGTCCCTACTGACGTAATACTTACAGGAGAGGATGCCGAGGGGCTACCTGTTTTTAAAAAGATAGTGCTATAATTCTAATATAGCAGCCTACCGTGCTTAATCGTGGTATGTATATGAGCGGAGCCTCCCGAGCCGCCAAACAAATGCGAGGGAAGTAAATAAAACAAAGGAGCGAGATATGGACGAAGATGTTACCAAACTAACTGACGAGGAACTCAAAGAAAGAATTGAGACCCCAACAGAGGAAGTAGCACCTGAAGAGCCAGAATCTCCAGATGAAACTCCTACTGAAGAAGAACCTGAACAGCCTGAAGAAGTTACTGAGGAAGAGCCTGAAGAGCAACCGGAAGAAGTGGAACAAGAGGCAGAAGAACCCGAAGAAGAGGAAGCCAAACCACCATCACGAAGAGAGCAACTCAGAATCCAACAGCTTCTCGAGAAGATGAAGCAAACTCAGCAACCGACACAAGCACCTCAACAACCTGGCGTGAACTACCGAGATATGATTGAAGCCGAAGAGCCTGTTTACGAACAACTCGACCAAGCTTCTCAACAGTTCGGTCAAGCTCAATACAATGCTGGTTTAGAGCAAGCTAAAAGTATTCAGTTCCATACCCGTTTAGAAATAGACGCACCTAAAGTAGAGAGTAAGTACCCACAGCTCAACCCTAACGATAAAGAACATTTCAAACCTGCCCTAGCAAATGCCGTAAACACATGGTATTTGCAGACTACTGGCTACCAAGCTGGTGACGACGCAAGAGGAATCCCAGACTCCGTGTCAAACCCTAATATCAGATATTCAGAGTTTGTAGAAGGAATAATGGAACTAGGAAGTGTTATCGGTAGCGAGAAGAGCCAACAGACAGCCAAGGCAGTAGCTAAGCAAGCTACCCAGACAGGTCTAAGACCAGATGGAAGTCAGGCTAAACGCCTAAACTTAAACAAGGCTCCCGAAGATATGACAGAGGAAGAACTCAAAGCAGCAATCGCCCAGTCATTACCTAGAAGATAAAAGTAACCCCTAAAATTAAAAGGAAAATAAATTATGGCAGCTCCAACAACAGCTTCGAACGTAACTCGTTCAATCGCTCAAACTGCACAGTATGTGCAAGAACTATGGTCACGAGAAATCGAACAACCATTTGATAAGGTTCTACAAGTCGCTAAATTGGTACAAGACCGAAGTGGTCTAGCATCAGGCGGTGGCGATGTAGTTCGTGTTCCATTTACAGCAGCAGTAGACGCTCGTGCTAAATCAGCTTCTACAGCAGTAACTTACGACTCACCAGACGGTACAGCAATCGCTATCAACATCGACAAGCACTACTACTCAGCAATGCTTATCGAAGATATCGCCAAAGTACAGTCTAACTACGACCTAAAGACAGCCTTCCAGACTCGTCTAATGGAGAGCCTAGCTCGCCAAATCGACACTGACTTAATGGCCCTTTACTCAGTAGCAGGTACAACTGTATCTGGTGGTGCAACAGTAGACGACGCAGATATTCTAGCAGTTGTAGCAGCATTTGATGCAGCTAACACTCCTGAGAGCGAACGTCGTGGTGTTATCGGTCACTACACTAAGCA